AATAATATAGATATACAATATACACCTGAATAATGAGTGAAGAAAATCAAAATAAGCCGATATTCATACAGCTAAAAGCTTGTGATATTCCAGATTTCAAGGAATTAAAGAACAGCGACTGGGTTCAGTTTGGACATGACAATATGTATCCGCAGCGTTTAATTGAGCTATATGACCGTTCAGCTACTCACAACAGTATAATTACTGGTAAGGTTCATTATATCGCAGGAGAGGGGCTAAGAGTAGATGACGCTAAAGTAAAGAATGTCCAAGCCGTAGCCGAAATACAAGGCATGATAAAAAAGGCTAATCCAGATGAGGGCTTAGAAAGTATCATGTTGAAAGCAGCGTTAGACTTTGAGTTATTTAATATCATAGCGTTAGAGGTTATATGGAAGCCTAACGGCAAGTTTGATTTATACCATGTAGATGCTAGTAAGATTAGAGTATCTAAAGACGGTGAGGAGTTTGCTTATTCACCTGACTGGACAAAGCACTACAAAGGCACAGACAAGGATATAGAAGCAGGGTTTAAAACATTCGCTAAGTATAATCCTGAAACTAAAAAAGGTAGTCAATTATACTATCATGTTCAGCACAGAGCAGGTAAAGAACACTACACATTACCAGAGTACGTGGGTGCAGTTCCTTATATTGAGATAGATTATAGAATTGCAGACTACCACTTAAACAACTTGCACAACGGATTTCAAGCTGGCAATATGATTATCTTTAGCGGTCAATATCCAGGTGACGCAACAGCTAAAAAAATAGAGAAAGACTTTGCTAAGAAGTTTCAAGGTACAGACGCTAAACAAGGCGGTGGAGTTATATTGCAATGGCAACAAGAGGGAGAAGGTGAGACAAGGGTAGAATCTTTAATGCCTAACAACTTTGATAAACAGTTCATGCAACTTCTAGACCAGACTAGAAACATGATATTTACAGGTCATCGTGTGGTATCGCCAAATCTTTTTGGAGTTGAGACAGACCAACCATTCGGGAATAGAACGGAGATAGTAGAGAAGATGGAAGTATTCCAAAGTACTTACGTTTCTTCACGTCAAAGAATCTTAAACGGTGTTATATCAGACCTATATAATACAGATGCGGTTTACTTAGATAGAGTTGATCCGATTACAGAGCAATTTAGTGAAACGGCTGTTATTCAAATTGCAACAGCACTAGGTTCTGATTATTTAAGTCAACTAGCAGAAAAGGCAGGACTTGAGGTTAAAAGTGAAACCGTAACACAAACGGTTACCCAAATGTCTAAAGATGACAAGGAAGAAGAACTACTATTTAGTTTACTAGAGAAAATGGGTAGACCTGCTAAAGGGATTAAGTGTAAATACTCAAAAGAGTTAGAGTTTAGTGGTGATGAAGTTAACATAGATGAAGAGTCATTTAGAATGAACTTTGAGGTTACTGATTTTGATAAGCAAGTATTAGGCGTTTTAAAGAACAATCCTACAATTACAGCAGATAGTATAGCAGAGGCTTTAAATACGGACTTAAAAACAGTAGCAGAAAGCTTAAATAGACTAGCAAACGAGGGATTAATAGACGTAAAGGAGATAGATATACCTGATGAAATACCAAGCGACACAGAAGAACCATCTAGAGAATTAACAGAAGAGGGTGAAAAGCAAGCAGCGACAGTAGACTTTGAAATAGTTTATAGATATGTAAAGAGGGCAAGTGCAAGTGGTGGAGATATTATACCAGGAAGTAGAGACTTTTGCAGACGCTTAATATCTTTAGGTAGGGTATATTCAAAAGAAGATATAGACCAAATGAGCGCAATAGTAGGGCATAACGTATGGTTAAGACGTGGTGGCTTCTGGAATAGAGACGGTGTAATATCACCAAGTTGCAGACACGTCTGGAGGCAAGAACTAATAGAGAAACAATAAGACATGGCATTTACTTATTTAATATCAGAGAATTTTGTAAAGGAACGCACAGCCTTAGATGGTAATGTAGATGAGTCTATTATTAGACCTTTGATAAGGGATGCACAAGAGTTATACATAGTTCCAATTTTGGGAACTGATTTATACAATAAACTGATAAGCGACGTAGATGCGTATGTTAGTTCTAGCACACCTATTCCAGAGCCGTATAAGACGCTTTTAAATAGTTATGTAGTGAATGTATTACTGTTTAGGGTAATGATTGATGTAGCAGACTTTATAACGCTTAAAATGCGTAACAACGGTGTTATCAAACAGGGCAATGAAGGAGGCCAGACAGTAAGTTTACAAGAGATACAAAGACTAAGCGATAAGTACGAAGCAAAGGCAACAGCATGGGAGTATAGATTAAACTATTATCTAAGTCAAAAGTGTGATGACTTTCCAGAGTATACAGAGAATGATGATGATGGAGATATTCACCCAGATAAAACGCATCATGTAAACGGTATCTATTTAGGATGAGCAAAAAGTACATAGGTAAAAAAGAGATTAAAGAGAAAGTAGATAAGTACTACAAAGAGAAGTATGGTAAGTCTAAATCAGATAGTAAGCAGAATACAGGCAATAGCTGACCAACACTATCAAGTTAAGTCTTTTGATAGTGGTAATGTATCACAGGCTTTTGAGAAAGATAGTTTAGATAGGTTGTTATATCCTAGAGTGTTTTTAAATCAATTAGGGGCAACGTCTACGGGTGGAAGTTTGTACTACAATTTTGAGTTAATAATTACAGACTTAGTAGATAAGGATAGAGGTAACGAGCAAGAAGTAAAGAGCGACTGTATGCAGATAGCTACTGACTTCATAACTGTAATGGAACGCTTTGAGTTTATCAATGAGGGTTCAGACGCTTTTTTCCAACCTAGCCAAACAGTTAACTATGGTTTTTTAAGCGAAGATTACGCAGACAGGATAAGCGGAGTAGTAGCTAATATACAAATCAAACAAGGGTTTAACTTTAGTAGATGTATAGTACCTATAACATCTAATACTAACTGTGGTGGTTCTCCTACGTGTACTGATACTATCAATAGTTTGGGCGCAGATTACTACGATTGTGTATTACCATCTTATGACTTTACTACTTCAAGAGTTCAGAACGCTGTAACAGCACAACAGCAAACAGACTTAACAACGTGGTTATGTACGGGCGGTGGGGATGTTGAAATCTACGACACAGACAATAATCTACTTTATACAGTAACAGCACCCGACAGCCAAACCATAATTAATTCAACGGCTGTTTTAAAAGACACTAACGGCGGCACGTTATCAACCACAAGCATATTAGCGCAAGCGTCCGAAGACATAACAGCCCCCGATGGAAATATACAGCTTAATTCAGTAGCAATGACAACTGTTTTAAGCGGTGGAAATGAAAATATACAAGTAAGACAGTCAAGTGGAGCAACACAGGTAGGGTCTAAACAAGGTCAATACTGGAGAATTGCCGATGCTGATATTGAAAACAGCGACCAAAGTTATACATCAACTGTAAAAGCAGAGGGAACATTAGTACTGCCTGACATTGATTTCACAGATTCAGATGGCACAACTACACAGGTTCCAGCCGTTACGAATGTAGTCGCCACGCCTTGTCCATCACCTAGCGGAATAGCATACAAAAGACCTTCAAATGATGGGCAAACCGTTTCATATAGAACGGGTGATGATGGTTGGCACTTATCAAACGGAACTTATGATTATACGCCGCCAGCATATCCAGAGTCATACGCTCAATTAGATAACGCAGATGCAACGCCTTTTATCACTTTACTTAATAATAACGCTTACGGCAACAAGAATAGGTTTACAGATGAGAATGGCTTACAAGTTTACGGTAGCGGGTTAAAGATAGACCATTTAACGGGGCTTATGTGGTACACAGTTCATGCGTCAGGAACATGGAATCAAGCCATTGATGCGGCAGCAGCAAGCTTACAAGGAGGTTATAATGATTGGAGAATACCATCAGACCAAGAGCTGACAAGTGTAGATAATAAGGCTTTTACATTTGCTTTTAATTACACACCGTTCCTCTGTTCTGCGTCTACATTATGGACAAGCACAACTTATGCAGCCACTACAACAGCAGCATATAGGGCAACTAACAACGGTATATTCGGAGCGCAAACAAAAACAAATTCACAAGACTATATATTGGTAAGAAATCATTACGTATAAAATGAAAGACATAGCAAACAAATGGACGCAGCAGTACAAACATTAATAGAGTTAGGCGCAGTAGGCGCAATTCTTGTAGTGGTTTTAATTTACTTATTCAAGTTAACGAAGATGCACAACGAGGAAAGAGATAAGTGGCGGCAAGATAATAACCGTCATGTTGAGAAGTTTAGCCATGTAGTAGAAAAGAACACAGAAGCAATGAGTAAGCTGAATACTAACATTGAAATCTTAAAAGACAGAGTATGATTGATAGGCTTTTTAAGAGTGGCTTAATTACCACTATAATAGGATTAATAATAATACTTATAGCAGTATTAACTTGGGTGTTTAAAGCGGATGTAGCAGCGTCAGAGGTGGCTATTATTGCAGGTATAGGAACTGGATTACTATTTGTAAAGGATAAACACGTAGGGCTTAAACGATGAAGATTGAGGAACTTAAAAGGAAGAATTTAATTGAGTTCTTACATACGCAGATAGGCGAATACGAATATCCAAGTGGATCTAATCGAGTTAAATACAATGATTGGTACTACGAGAGAAGTCATGCTTACCATAGAAACTCTAAGCCGTATGCGTGGTGCGGTACGTTTGTAGCTTATTCATTACATTGGGCAGGTATATACATAGATACTGATTTGTTTAAGGCTTTACCTTATGTACCGTCTGCACAGAATCTATTAAGGGCTAGAGGGTTAAACACCGACACACCGCAGCCTGGAGATGTAATTATTTTTGACTGGAATAATGATGGCTTTGAAGAGCATATAGGATTTTATTTAGGAATGGATGGTGATAAAGTGGTAACTATTGAGGGTAACACCTCACCAGACAATAAAGGCAACCAGTCTAACGGAGGCATGGTGTGTAAAAAGAGAAGAAATTTAAGGCAAATAGAAGGCTTTTATAAGGTTATATGAGGTATATTATCATTATATTATTATTATCGTCATGCAGTCCTCAGAAACGCTTAAATAGACTTGTTAAGAAACACCCCGAACTAA